TAAATATTCGCCCACAAAAAAAATTCCCCCTGTTAAAATGAGCAAAACGGAGGTACGATATTATGAGAGAATTAAAATTCTTCTTTAACATGATAAGTTTTTTGATGTTAGGTACAATCACCGGAAGCATCGTGTACTTAGCACTATGGTTTAAACATTACGAGCATTACATACTATGAGTAACCAGGTAGACAAACTCACTAGTCCTGATTTCGAGCACACCTCGATATTATCCAGAGGACAGTTGCAGATGATCGAAGACGATCCGACCAAGATGGAGACGTTAGCGAGACTTATGGGAGCTGTCAACTTAGACAACCTATTCCGTCACATGCAGAACCCCACCATCAATCCAGCCACTAGACTAGAGTTTCAGAAGATGCTGAACAAACTAGGAAAGCTTGAGCCAGATGGTAAGGACGTTGTAGGTACAGCCGGTGGCCCTCAAGTAGTTATTAACATAACTCGAGCTAAAGATAACGAAATTGTTATCGATGGTGCTGCTACAGAAATCGAGGCATGACACAGGCAGCTGTAGCTCCAGCACACGAAATCAATTTTGAGGTTATAGCATCACTAGATGACTTTTTCTACTCAAAAAAATTCATATCATTAGCCGTAGGCCCCGTAGGATCTACCAAAACGACAGCCGGTATTATGAAAATACTACATCACGCTGCGGAAATGGCGCCGTGCAAGGATGGCGTACGTAGGTCACGAGCGATATGGGTACGTAATACCCGAGAGCAGCTACGTGATACATCTATACCAGACTTTATGAAGTGGATACCCGATGGCATAATGGGTTCTTTCTTAAAGACAGAGTACAAATATGTGATAAAAGTTGGTGATATAGAGTGCGAAGTCCTGTTTCGTGGACTCGATGACGCGAATGACGTCCGTCGTTTGTTATCTCTTCAGGCTAGCGTCTTCATCTTCGACGAGTTTAGAGAAATTCACCCCGACATTTTTAACGCTGCACAGGGTCGTTTAGGACGTTATCCCGACAAAATGATGAATGTTGTTGGTTGTAAGACCGATGACGGCAGACCGAACGCCCACCTTTGGGGTATGACTAACCCACCAGACCAAGATACATTCTGGGAGGACATACTTTCCAAGCCACCTGAAAATTGTCATGTGACGATTCAGCCAAGTGGGTTATCTCCAGAAGCAGACTGGACACAATTTTTGCCTGATGATTATTACGATAACTTAGCGCATAACAAAACAGAAGACTGGATAGCAGTTTACATACACGCAGAATTTGGTAAGTCCCTAGCTGGACAGCCGGTGTTCCGAGCGTTTGACAGAGCTACTCACATTAGTAAAACTGAGCTAGTTCCAATGTCTCCAATAAATGATTCGCCTTTATTGGTAGGAATTGATGCAGGGCTAACGCCTGCAGCAGTTATAGGGCAAGTATCGTACGACGGCCGGTTAGTAATATACGACGCCATAGTATCTGACGGAATGGGTGCTTTAAGATTTGTGAGGGAAAAACTAAAACCTTTATTAACAAATAAGTTCCCCGGACGAAGATGCCTTGTTATAATTGACCCAGCTGCCTTTCAGCGCGTACAGACAGATGAGCGTACTGTAGCTGATATTTATAAAGCAGAAGGTTTTACAATAAAACCTGCTAGAACTAACTCTATTGCTGCTAGAATAGCGGCAGTGGATAAATTTTTAACTAGGTTAGTTGATGGTAAAAGTGGTCTTATAATAGACCCTGAGTCTGCAAGTCCCCTAGTAAAAGCCCTTGCTGGTAAATATATGTACAAAATAAATACCAAAGGAGCAAAGGACGAGAAACCAGACAAATCACATCCATGGTCTGATATTGCGGATGCATTTCAGTACATGTGTTTACACGCCGATGGCGGAGAAGTATTTGGAGCAGCAATGCATACAAACAATCGTAGAGAAGTTAAAAAAGTGTCAGCCGGCGGCTGGACATAGGAGATGAATTTATGAACGCAATTATTCCAGTAGCGAGCTCGGCACAGTTAGAAGCACAAGAAAAGAATAAACAAAAAAACGAAGAAAATCAGCACAGACCCCTTATAGTAGGATTATCGGCTCACGTTAATAAACGTTGGACGGTTATGCGTGACCACAAGAAACAAGAAATTGAAGACCGATTAACTAAAACTGCTCGCGCCCGTAACATGGAGTACTCTCCATCTAAGATGGCGGAGATTAAAGCTCAAGGTGGTTCAGAAATATTTATGGGTATTGTTAGTACGAAATGTCGTACAGCCACTGCGTGGTTAAGAGATACTCTACTTGGTACTGGCTCCGATAGACCTTGGTCTATTTCAGCAACTCCTATTCCAGATGTTCCCCCCGATATTATTGACAGGCTACAAGGGATAATGGAAATGAATCTTGCACAACATTACGAGCAAGGTGGAGAACAAGTTCAAGAAGCAGACTTAAAGAAACTTGCAGAAGGTATGAAAGATACTGCTATGCGCGAAATGAAATTTGAAGCTGACAAACGTGTTGAGCGTATGGAACTTAAAATGGAAGACCAACTTTTAGAAGGTGGTTTTGTTAAAGCGTTGTTTGAGTTTACTAACGACGTAGCAACTTATCCTTATGCTGTTTTAAAAGGCCCTGTTCCTAGAAAACGTAAACAGCTAAAGTACGCAGAAGGTGGAGGAATGGTTCCTGAAGAAGTTGTTAGAGACGAGTGGGAACGAGTTGACCCTTATAAATTTTATTGGGCTCCTTGGGGAGACGATATACAAAATATGCCTGTAATAGAGATTCACCACTTAACTAGAGAAGACTGCGAAGCTATGATAGGCGTCGAAGGCTACGACGAGAGCGCGGTTCGAGCGTTGTTAACGGACTTCAGTTTAACCGGTATAGAATGGTTAGATAATGAAAATTCTGAAATGGAAGACTTAGAAGGTAAAGATTTTGATGATTCCGGTGAAGATTTAGCAGCAGCTATTCAATTATGGGACTCAATTCCAGGAGATTTACTACTTGAATGGGGTTTAAGCAAAAAAGAGATTGAAGACCCTCAGAAATCTTATCCATGTGAAGTATGGATGGTAGGCACTACAATTATTAAAGCAGTACTAAATTATGACCAGTTAGGACGTAAACCTTATTACGTCACGTCGTTTGAGAAGGTACCGGGCCGTATTGACGGTAACGGTGTATCAGATTTATGTATGGACGCGCAGAGTATGTGTAACGCAGCTGCTCGTTCACTATCTAACAATATGGGTATTAGCTCAGGCCCACAAGTAGGCGTAAATATAAGTCGCCTGCCTGCAGGTGAAGATATTACGCAGATGTATCCATGGAAGATTTGGCAGTTTCAACAATCTGAATACGGCGATTCTTCCCCTCCGATAAATTTCTTTCAACCTGATTCTAACGCTGGAGCTCTTATGCAAGTGTTTGACAGGTTTATGGATATTGCCGACGAAATGACAGGTATTCCTAAGTACATGACAGGACAACACGTACCAGGTGCGGGTCGTACGTCATCAGGTTTATCTATGTTAATTTCTAACGCAGGAAAAAGCATTAAACAAGTAATTGGTAACATTGACCACGATGTGTTAAAGCCTATGCTTGAAAGACAATACCAAAGGAACCTAAGATACAGCCAAGACCCAGATTTAATTGGCGATGTGCAAATTGTTGCTCAAGGCGCTATGTCGCTTGTTGTTAAAGAAGCTGAGTCTGTTCGTAAAACTGAGTTCTTACGTTTAGTACTAGAAAGTCCGGTAGCTCAAGAAATTGTAGGACTTCCAGGTACAGCTGAACTTATGAGAGACCTTGCGGGAAATCTAAATAGTAATATTGATAGGCTTGTACCGTCTCGTGAAGATGTTGAGAAAAAACAACAGATGCAACAACAAATGCAGCAACAACAGCAGATGATGCAGCAACAAATGCAGCAAGAACAGATGGCTCAACAACAAAGTGCAAATTTACAAGAAGATGGAACAGAAATGGGTGGAAGACAAGACAGCAGTTTCGCTCAGAGGCCTAATGGTCGCTAATTTGTTCCCATCTTATTATAATTTTAGGTATTATACGAATAAATGATTAACGTTAATAGTTTGGATTCTTCTGAAATATCGGCCCTAAACAGGCTTAGAGAACCAGGAATTAACAAAATAATTACAGTCCTTGAAGGTCAACTTGAAGAGACTAAGCAGAAACTGGTATACGCAAACGAAACGGATCAAATCCACCGTTTGCAAGGACGAGCGGAAGCATTTGAAGATCTACTGAAGGCGATTGAGGAATCGCGTAAAGTAGGGTAGGAGCGCTAGAAATAGCGCATTTGTTAAGCACACCATAACGGGAACAGCATACATTGCGCTGTAGAACAGAGTTGGTGCTTTAAGGAGAAAGAAAATGGCATTGCCAAAACAGATACAAGCCCAACTCGATGAAGTTGAAGCGTTAGAGAAACAATTAGCCCAAGGCGAAGAAACAACAGAAACAATTGAGCCAACAGAAGTTAAGGAAAAGAAAACTTCTAAAAAAGCCAAAGCCAAGGATACAAAAGTTGATATGACCGAAGTTCCAGTTCAACGAGAAGAGCCAGTAGCAGTAGAAGCAGAGCCGGCTGACGATATTCCAGAAGAAGTATCAGACAGCTTTAAGCAAAAATACAGTACCCTAAAAGGTAAGTACGATGCTGAAGTACCTAGACTGCACCAGCAGGTTAGGGAGCTTAGTGAACAGATGAACGCTATCCGTGAGGAAGCAAAAACTGCTCAAAAAGTAGAGTCTGAAAAACCGAAAGAAAAAGTCAGTTATGTAACTGATGCTGATCGAGATGAGTACGGTGATGATTTGATCGACTTTCAACGACGAGTTGCAAAAGAACAAGCCCAGGAATTTGAGGGACGTTTTGAGCAACAGGCTAAAGTAATTGAAGAGCTGCAAAGCAAAATTTCAAATACTGATAGTCAAGTTGGAGAGCAAGGTTTTACCCAGAGGCTAAACGCTTTAGTACCTGGATTTGACCAACTCGACAACGACGAGCGTTGGGTTTCGTGGCTAAATGAGTATGACCCTATGTCTAGGGGGCCTCGAAGAGATCAAGCTCAAGCTGCGTTTAACGCAGGGGATGCAGAAGCAATAGCTCACTACGTGAGTTTATTTAATGGTTCTGTTAACCCGGTTGAAGACAGTAAGAGTGATCGTCAGAAAGAACTTGAGAAGCAGGTATCGCCAAATCGTTCTGCTAGTACCGCAAGTACGAAGAGCGCTGGTCAAAGTGACAAGATTTATTCCGCTGCGAGTTCGGAAAAAGCTTGGACTAAGATTAGAGCTTTGAATACTAAAGGTAGTTACGAGGAAGCGGCAAAACTTGAAGCTGAGCTAACCGTTGCATATATGGAAGGTCGAGTTAGATAACTTAATCTAAAAATGTAAGCAGCCTTAGCCAACAATGTTTTATTATTATAACTTTTAAGGAGTAACAAAATGGCTGCTATTTTTCCCGTAGTTGGTTCCGGTGCATTTGACACCAATCCATCGTATTCAGGTAGTTTTATACCACAATTGTGGTCTAACAAACTGAATGCAAAATTCTATCTAAACACAATGATGACTGAAATTGCCAATACCGATTGGGAAGGCGAAATTAAAAATCAAGGTGATTCAATCCGTATCCGTACTGCACCGTCAATCGTTATCGATGACTATGCTGGAGCGGGTACAACTCTAACAACTAGAGTTCCTGTGCCTATCTTTCAAGATATGCAGATTAATAAAGGTAAATACTTTAGTGTTCAAATAAACGACGTATTAGCACATCAAGCTGATATGGACTTAATGAACATGTTTACTGATGATGCTGCTAAGCAGTTGAAGATTGCAATTGAAAATGAAGCTTTCTTTAACTGGTTTGTAACTGAAGGTGCTGTTGCAGCGAACAAAGGTGCTGCTGCTGGTGCGATCTCTGGATCATACGCGCTAGGTACTGACACTGCACCACTTGCCGCCGCTACTGCTGGAATGGTTTTAAAAACTATTCTTAACATGTCAGCTACGTTAGATGAGCAAAACGTTCCTGAAGAGGGTCGTTGGTTGATTATATCTCCAGTAGAGCGTCAAGCTTTAATGGAAAGCAGCATGGCGCAAGCTTACTTTACTGGTGATGCATCAAGTATCGTCCGTACTGGTAAGATTGGTATGATAGACCGTTTCACGGTTTATGTATCTAACTTGCTACCTAAAGGTACTACTTCTAAAGCAACAGTTGCTGGTTTAACTGCAGCTTCTGCTGGTGCAACTCTTACTAACGCTAAGCCGCGTCGTATGATGGTTGCTGGTACTAAGCATGCTTGTGCATTTGCTTCGCAAATTGCTAAGACAGAGCCTCTACGTAATCAAACAGACTTCGGCGATATCGTTCGTGGTCTAGCTGTTTACGGTCGTAAAGTTGTTAAAAACGACGCTCTAGTAACTGCTCTAATC